TCAAGAGGCCGTGAGTTCGATTCTCGCCACTCGGACCAAACGCTTCTCGGTCGAACTTTCTTTGGAAGGGTTCGACCGGGGAGCTTTTTTGTTTTTATCGACGGTTTCGTCGGAGAGGTTGAAGTAGAGGATGAGCTCGGTGTTGGTGAGCTCGATGTGATCCACAAAGGTATCAACCAGGCGGCGGCAGTAGGCCTTGGTGCGCTCCGAGGGGGAGACACGGAACTGCTGCAGCAGGAACAAAATCTGGTCACGGGTGAAGGTGAGAGGCTTTTTGGCGGTGAGGGAAGAGAGCTGATAGGAAAGCGTGCTCTCCTGCTGCTCCAGGTCGGCAAGGCGGGCAGAGAGGGCGGCGCTGGAGGTGCCGTTCTCAATGGCAGAGAGGATGTTCTGGATCTTGTTCCGGACATCGGACAGGGATTTTTCCAGGGCCTGCTTCTCCGGGTCAGGGCGTGCGGCCTCGGCCTGCTGCAGCTCCACGATGGCGTCTGCGATCTGCTCCAGCAGCTCGGGCTCCAGCAGCAGGTCCGCAACGGAATTGACCACCATAGCTTCCAGCTCGTCCTGCGGGATATTTTTGCGGGTGCAGGCGCGGCCAATGGAGCGGCCGGGGCAAGCGTAATAGTGGTACATCTGGCCGTTGCCGCTGCTGCGTCCACAGACGCCTTTCATCAAGCAGCCGCACTCTCCACAGTACAGTTTGCCGGAGAGAATATAATCGGCGCGGGAAGCGTGCGGGGTGCGGCTCTGGCGGTTGCGTTCAAACATGTTTTGCGCCCTTTTCCATAAATCGTTGTCGATGATGGCCGGGATCGCGCCCTCGATGCGGACATCAAACTTTTTACTGACGTAAACGCCGCGGTACATCTCGTTCTGGATGATGCGGTTGATACTGCTTTTGTTGAAAGGGCCGCCGTGGCTGGTGCGCAGGCCCATGGCGTTCAGACGCTCCACGATGGAGGAGAAGGACAGCCCGGCGGCGTACTGCTCAAAGATATACCGGACTGCCTCGGCACCTGTGGGCTCGATGATGTAGTGCTTGTCGGCGTCCACGGTGAGGCCCAGCGGGCGGGAGCTGCCCAAGGCCTTGCCCTTGAGGGCAGATTCCCGCATGCCACGGCGGGCTTTTTCGGCCAGCTCGGCGCTGTAATACTCAGCCAGAGCTTCCATCAGGCCCTCAATGATGATGCCCTCGGCACCGGAGATGTTGCTCTCGGCGGCATAGAGAATCTCCACACCGTTGTCCCGGAGCTTTTTCTTATAGACGGCGCTGTCGTAGCGGTTGCGGGCCAGACGGTCGGTTTTCCAGCAGATCACGGCGTCAAAGGTGTGCTTTGCGCTGTCGGCCACCAGCTGCTGGAAGGCGGGGCGGTCATCGGTTTTGCCGCTGATGTGGCGGTCTACATACTCGCGCAGGATGGTCATGCCGTGGGCGCGGGCGTAGGCCTCACAGTCCCGGCGCTGGCCCTCGATGCTCTGCTCGGTCTGGCGGCTGCCGCCAGAGTAGCGGTAGTAAGCCACCAGGCGCGGCGCTTCGGCCGCAGGAGCTTTTTTGCGGGGCATGATAACACTTCCTTTCCGGGCGGTTTGCCCATATGCAGGGAGTGTGATATACTGACCCCTGCAAGCATAAAATTTTCTTTGTCCGGTTTTGTGCTGCACTCCATGTTATCCCCGGCGCTGCATCGTACCAGCGCCGGGGCTTTTATTTGCCCATATCGAAAAAGCGTGCTATGCTGTAAGGGCAGGCGACGCATGGAAAGAAACCTTCTTGTTTTTTTATCCTTACCTTTTGACGACGGGGCAACCCCCTCCGGCTGGAAACGGCTGGAGGGGGTTGTGCGTTTATAAAACAAGGAGCACCCGGCAGGGAGCTCCTTGAAAAGAACAATTATTTGGAAGGTACGGTTGCACGAATTTTCTTTTTAGATGGAACGTAATTTGGATCATATTTCTTGCTTTTACGTTCCAATTTTTCAAAATTGCAGCATACCTTTTGATACAGCGGGATTTTACGACTGAGAGCTTTGCGGTATGTGGATTCTGCACGCTGGAGAATAAGATCGCGATTCTTGTTGCAATAATTTAACTGATTCAACAAGAGCATTTTATAATTCTCATTTTCGATACTCTGAATATCAAATTTGATCAAGCAAGATGGAATAACAGGAATCATATTGTTGAAGCCCATTAGGCCAAGACGACCATCGTCGAGTTTCATAACAGGACCGCCGCCTTTGATGTTAACGTGATTGGGCTTAGGGGATTCAAGGGGAACATAATAATCAATGCCGTTGATGGAGAGTACAATTCCAACATACGGACGCCGCTGCCCCTTATTGTATTGCACACGGGTGTCAATACTATGTAAATAGCTGATATAGTGTTCGTTAATGTGGTAAAATTGAAACTTCCCCATAATTCAGCTCCTTAATCCAAGAAGGTGCGGAACAGTAACCTGTCCCGCACCCTTTTTCATTCCTCACTATACGGCAGAGGTTCTCCGCTTTTTTCATTCTCTACTCACGGTAAGAGCTCACCGCTTTTTTAATTCCCCATTTTTTCATGGCAGGGAGGGGCTACCCTCTTTCAGCGGACAAGCAAAGACCAGCAGTCTTTTCATTGTCTTGGCAGGAATACGTTCCTGCAAGTCTATTATACGCTCGGTGAGCGGGTTTGTACACGAAAAAAATGTGAAAAGTTGCAAACGCAACAGAAAAACTAAAAATTAGGGCTTGACAAGCAATGAAAATTCAAAAATCCTTCACAAACAAGACATAAATAAGCAGACTTAATAGGAACCTGCTGGAGGGGTTTGTGCTTTACCGCGCAGAACGGAGATAATCAATCAAATCATCAGTTCCCAAAATTTTCCCATAAAAAATCTGATCTTCTGCCGAATATTCCGGCCTTGCCGAGTAGCCTTTGTAATGCAGTACATTTTTCATATGTGATCATGCTCCTTCAAAAACTGTACCACGCTTTCCGCTGAACCTTTTATGAAAACAGAAGAGTGTTAAGTTAGTAGCAACGTTGACAAGCCTCAAAGCCGCGCGCAATAGCATCCTCTTTGGTGGTTATCTCAGGATCTTCCATGCCACTGCAGGTGGAACGCCGGTGATACTTCGTTCCCCCGTGTGTAGGAATCCACACGACAGGGGATGTTGTGGAAACTTCTTCGCCTTGACGAGCTTCTTTATTGGAGTGATTTTTGCTTGTACTTTCCGATGCGGCCTGTGATGAAACTATATTGGTTGACAAAGGAGAAATATGAAAATTAGGCGGAAGGTTAGCTCTAATTATGAAGACACATGCAATAATGGCTAGGCTGGTATAAACGATAAAAGAAACTGATAATTTCTTTATAAGCGTATAAATTATATCAGCGATAAACATGAAAAACTGAGAAATTAAAAATACGGGAATTGTGAATAGTGGGATGATAGCAACAACGATAAAGAGCAGCGCAGGAATGAAAAATAGAATAAATAAAAAAATAAATTTTAAGATATCAGCAAGTGAAGGTGGCCGGAAATTAAATGGAAACAGTAAGATAAAATAGTAAGAGTTGGCAATACATGGAAGAATGGAAGCTACAGTAAAAATTTTTCCGAAGGGCAATTCGGAAAAGCCGACACCAAAACTGCTGAATAAAGTGGATATGTAAATTATTTCTAGAAAAAACAATTCGGCTCTATTCTGAAACAAGTACGAGAAAATCAGGGCAGGAATAAACCAAAGGCAAGCGGCCAGAGTGCGAATATTAGAAGGTGCCTTTTCAATTTTCATACAATCATCTCCATATTCCTCATAAGTGTAGATGATTGAAAAAGGCTATTCAAATGACAACTTCACCAAAAAAATAGTAGAAAATTTGTTTTGTTGCTCATGCAACGTGAAAAGCAGCTCCTGCGCATTGCACAGGAGCTGCTTTTGTTTATCTGCGCCGCAAAGCCTGGCGATAGAAGATTATTCGGCAATGTCTTTTTTCTTCTCGCATGCATCAGACTGGGCGTCTTCGGCCTTCTGGACATTAGCTGTGAGCTGGGCGACAAAGCGCTCAACTGCGCGTTTGTCGGCATCGGACAGCTGCAGGTATGTGGCGAGAAGCTGTTCACCATAGGTGCCAAGGTGGTAAGTCTCAGACAATTCGGCGACCAAATCGCTTCCCGTATGTGTGAACATTTCGCCGGTGCCATTGCGCAGCCAGGCTTCGTTTACGTTAAACTCTCGACACACAAGCAAGACAAGCGTATCAGAAATAGCGTTAACGCCGCTCTCGAATTTGGAAATCGCAGTGCCACCGATTCCGATTCGAGCTCCAAAATCAACTTGATTCAGACCAAGCGTTTTGCGAAGAACCTTCAAACGGTCTTTCATGAAATCACCTCCTGAACGGATGATAACACAAAAAGTTGCTGCTGGCAAGAAAAAACGAAAAATATCTTGACAAAGTTGCTTATAGCAATTACAATAATGCTAACAGCAAGAAATGGCTTGCTAAAAGGGAGGTGTGTATCTATGACGCAGAAGAGCGATGCCCAAACGAACCGTATGGTTGAGCTGCTGACGACGGCGGCAAAGCTGCCGGATCAGATGCAAGCGCTGGCGCTGGGCTATGCGAAAGGTCTGGCAGATGCGGCTCGGTTACATCAGGCGACCCCGTCCCAGCCGGGGAAAAGCGCATGAAGGGAGGGAAGAAGGTGGAGGAAGAAACAAAAAAGCCCTGCACGCCTGTGGAAGAGGCGGGCAGAGACTACGACGAACTGGGGCTGTACTTACACAGCAAAGAAAATAACCGAACACTGGAAGCGGCACAGACCCTTTGGGAATTCCTGCCGGGGTGGATGGCGGCCAGAAAGATGGCTGTGTATGACCCTGATTATAACAGGTCGCTTTCCGGGGTGATTGCCGAGAATGCAGAAATCATTCTGAAAGCAGCTCAAGACATGGCCGGATGGGGTCAGGCAGAGTGCGAACCGGCCAGGAAGGAAGAAACTCCACAGGGATAAGCCCCTGCCGGAACATCTGATAGATTGCGCCAGTGCATTGCTGACATTGCTCAAAGTTTGTGTCGTTGCAGCGGTCACAGACGTTAGGAACCGAGAAAACCGGAGACTTTCCGGGGACAAAGCTGCAGCAGATTTCGGATTCCATTGCAGGCAGAATTCCCAGAGCGTCAAAGGGACATTGAATTTCAAACATGATTTTGTAAAGCACGGGTGGCTTTCATCTCCTTTCAGTGCAAGTATAGCACAAATCGGAGAATAAGGGCCAGCCGGGGAAGAATGCATGAAACCAAGGAGGACAAAGAGATGGGCAAGAAGAACGAGGCGGCCCGGATGCTGGCAAACCTGAACGGGCCGTGGAGCAATGCAGCCTGCATGGGCTATTGTCTGATCGCTATGCGCCGGGCAAACCTGCGCCCCGGCGCACAGCGCCGGGTGCTGATGGTGCTGGAGCAGTGTTTTGACGATGTCAGCGTGGAAGACGCCGAAAAAGCAGGCTATGCCAATACGGAGGGATAAGGACATGGAACGTTTTGTGATCGTGATGCCGGTGGACACCAGCGCTTACCTTTTGCCCTGTGACGACGGGGACACCTGCAAGCTGGAGACGCTGCAGAAGCTGGTGGGCGGGCCCATTGAGATGGCCGACACCTGCCTGGCTGCCAGCTGGGCACGGGAGGATGTGGACAGCATCCAGATGGCCGTGAACGAAGAGGGCCTGCTGCAGGAGCTGCCCTACAATGAGCACGCCACGGATCTGTGCGCGTTCAACTACATGAGCAGCATTGTAGGCCCGGCGGTGCTGATGGCAGCGCGGGGCGACGAGCTGATCGGCTTTGCAAAGTCGGTGGCCGAGAGCATCTGCGCCGAGTGGGAGATTCCGCTGGAAGCGACCGGTACGGGCGAGTGCTTCCAGACCTTTAACCCGGACTGACAGGAGGCGCGAATGGACGGCAAAAGCGGGCCGCTGAAGATGTGGCAGATCTGGGCGCTGTATGACATTGCCGCGGATTTTTACGCAGACCCGGAGAACCAGGCTGCGTTTGAAGCATGGCAGAAGCAGCGGGAGAAGTGCAAGAAAACAAAAAGGCCCTGCCGGCGTGACAGCACCGGCAAGGCCAAGGGGTGATGAAAGCAGCATGCACTCATCACCAGAAGTTTAACACAAACGGGAGGTTTTGACAATGCGGAAATGGATCTATTACTGCGGCAGCTGGGCCAGCCTGATCGGCTGCCTGCTGGTGGCAAGCGGCCTGGAAAGCTACACCGGCTGGGCCATGGCCGGGTGCTTTGTGGGGGCGCTGGTGCTGCTGGCGCTGGCTGTGGTGCTGGCGGGCCTGGGCAACTGCGCCGAGCAGGAAGAGGACGAAAAGCCCCGCAAGGAGCGGCAGCCGCAGAAGAAGCAGGCGGCCAGCCGCAGAAAGGCGGGCTGAAGGATGGGCAGATACCGCGTGAATGTGGAGTGCAGCCAGAAGCTGCCACAGACCAAAAGCGAATACTTTACACACTGCAGCTACGAGGTGCAGGCCATCAGCAAGGGTGTGGCAAAGGCCATGGTCGAGGACAAAGCCCGGGCAGAGCACGGGGGCTGTACCTGCAAGGCCTACAGCGTGGAGGTGCTGAAGTGAGCCGGCCGGAGAACCTGACGCCGGACGAGGCAGAGATCTGGCAGCGGATGGAGCTGCACGGCGAGGAGCTGGTGCGGGACATGGGCGCTGCCCTGATGCAGGCCGACAAGCTGCCGGAGTGGATGCAGGAAGCAGCCGTGAACATGCTGTGCGACAAACTGGCGGACGCCAGGGCGCTGGCGGCCAGCTGGATGAACGACCACGGGGAACCGTGAAGGAGGACAAGGATGAAAAGCAAGATTGAAATCAACATTTCGGTGATCGACGACGGCCCGGTGGTGATGCGCTGCCAGGGCCAGAACACAAGCAAGGGCAAAGCGCTGGACGCCCTGGAAGATGCCTACCTGAGCACCGTGGCGCAACTGATGAGAAAGGACCTCTCCAAGGCCGAGCAGGAGGAAGCCGCCAAGGAATTTGGCGAGACGATGCAGGACCGGCTGCTGGCCATGGTGCGAGGAAAAGGCAAACGGTATATGGTCAGCAGCGAAAAAGAGATGAGCTTTATGACGGAGCTGATGCGGCGGAAGGGGGAGGTGCAGCCTTGACCTACGAAGAGTACCGACGGGAGTTGAACGAGGCGCTGGAAAAGGCGGACTGGATGAACCCGCGGGACAAAAACGGCCCGGCGTACCGGGTACTGGCCCGTGCGGCACGGGACAAGGCCCTGCCGCTGGCCCAGTGGCAGAAGCTGCACGACGAATACTACGAAAGGACAAAGAGATGAAGAAGAAACTGAGCCTGACCGAGAAGATCAGCCTGGCGGAGAACAATGCGGTGGATTTTATGCACGCCTGCGTGACCATTGCCCTGCACGACGAGTACGAGGTGGGTGTGCAGCGGCTGCGGAAGGTGAACCTGCGGCGGGACGAGATCAACGAGGAGATGCTGGAAGTGATGGCCCAGCCCCGGAAGAGCGGCCGGGAACAGGCTGCAGCCGGGCAGGCCTGGCTGGTGAGCCTTTTGCCGGAGGGGGCGGAAACGGAGTTCCGGGTGCCGCTGGGCAAGGGCGCGGCCCGCAAGCAGAAGGAGCTGCAGATCCGCATGGCGGTGGACAACGCTGCCACGCTGGAGTGGCGGGTATACGCGGCGGCCTGCGCCGAGGTGCTGGGCTTTGGAGCCAAGCGCCTGAACGACTTACATAAAGCGGTGCTGGAAAACTTCCGGCAGCTTTCCGCCTGGGCCATAGAGGACGGCGTGGACGTGGCGCTGGAGCGTTTTTGCCGCTGCGCCCGGGACGCCTACAAGACCGACGTGCAGGTGGAGGACATCCCGGACGCACAGGCGCTGCATCAGCAGCAGCGCCAGACCCGGCAGGCACTGGACGGGCTGGCAGAGCGGGCCTGGATGGTGGAGGCCAGCCGCAAGCGGGTGGGCTGCCTGCCGCTGGCCCCGGCGGAAGTGGAAAAGCGCATCCAGACCGTGCTGCAGGCCCCGGCCATGCCGGAGAGCTGGGAGAGGAGGCGGGCGAGATGACCCTGAAAGAAGCGATGGGCTACCGGGGCGAGAACGCCGACACCCTGGCGGAGAAGATCGGCATCCGTGCCGGAGAGGTGCGCAGATGGATGGGAGAGAACGGCATGCTGCGGATCTCGGGAGCGAGAATGTAGCAGCTGGCTGCCGCACTGGACGGCGGGGTGCTGGTGACGGCGGACGGTGCGGAAGTGGAGCTGTACGGGAACGGAGGCAACGCATGAGCAAGGACAAAGGCAGGATGAGCCGCAAGCGGATCAGCAAAAAGATAGCCGGAAGGTTTGGCGGGCAAGTACCGGAAGTACGAGACATTGTACGCAAGAATCCGGTGGACCCGCTCAAGCGGCGGCAGGAAAAGATTGTGACCGCAAAGCACCGGGCCGGGAAGCAGGAGGGCAAAGCCGTATGATGGTGTACAAATACACCCTGCACGACCCGGACAGCGGGAAGGTGCTGTACGAGGGCACGGCGGCGGATCTGGCCGCCCAGGGCGTGGTGGCCTCTGAAAAGGTCCTGCCGACGCTGTGGCGGGACCAGCAGCGCCAGCACAAGCGCCGCGGCAAGTGGGACATCACCCGGGAAAAGGTAGAAGTAGCCTACAGCCGGAAAGCCTACAAGGTGCGACTGAAGCCGAAAAAGACGGCGGCCGTGCAGGCAAAGCCGCCGAGGAGGCCCACAAAGCCGAAGGGGGCCGCCGTACTGACGCTGAAACCGGCGGCACCCAGGAAGCCCCGGGTGCGGCTGAAGAAGTACCTGGCAGACCCTGATCCGCTGCAGCTGGATGTGCGGGACCTGGAAGGCTACAACGCCAAGGCCCGGGAGCATGGAAAGAAAGAGCTGAGCTACGGGTACTGGGCGGCCGAAGGGAAACCGGCTGCTCCGGCATGGTAAAGCCGGTATGCACGCCGGACTGCCCGGACCGGCACCCGGCCTGCAGTGACCGGTGCGAAAAATACCGTGCCTGGAAAGCCGAGGTACAGAAAGAAAAGACCTACACGAAGAGCCAGAACGATGCGGGAAAGATCAACCGGAACGACTTTGACGCGGAGTTCTGGATGGGCGGAAAGCACAAATAACGAGCCCCCGGCGGCGCTGGATGCGCGCGGCCGGGGGCTTTGGCGACGGCGGGAGCGTCAGGCCGAACGGGTGCTGCCAGAGGGAAAGCTCTGGCGGCAGGCGTTTGAACTGAACAAGCCATTCCTTTTTATAATAGGCGTCCGAGGCGGGCGCTTTGGGGGGCTTGTATACCCGTTAATCTTGTGACTGTGTGGGCCACAGAAAAGAAACCAACACGAAAAGTTTACCGGACAGGGAGGGCGCCGAGATGCGAAAAAGCTACATCCGGGAAAAAAGGACCCTTTGCGGGGACACATACCAGGCCGTGGGCATTTACCCCGTGACGGATCAGGAGCACCGCCAGCGGGGCAAGAAGCGCAAAGAGAGCGACAAGGGCCAGAAAAGCCGGAACAAGGCCGCCAGTCTGCGCCGTCGACTGCGCAAGGTGCTGGCCAATTTTGACCAGAACGGCTTTTACCTGACCGCTACATACGAGGACGCCTACCTGCCCGAGGACGAGGAAGGCTGCTGGCGGGACGTGAGAAACTACGCCCGGCGAGTGCAGCGGGCGGCACGCAAGCGGTTTGGCGTGCGGGGAACGTGGCTGAAGTTGATGCTGTGGGCCGTGCGCAACGGCGAGGCCGGGCGGCTGCACATGCATGGCTTTGCCCAGTGCCCGGGGCTGAGTGAGGCAGAGCGGCGGGAGCTGCGGTATATGCTGGAGGATCTATGGCGGCGGCGTGTCCCCGGCACACGGGAGTTTGAGCCCATGGGCACCATGAACGCAGACCGGATCATCATGAAGAAGATCCTGGGCATTGACGGGCAGGGTACGAGCGGCACGGTGGGGTACATCTACGGCCACAGCTTCCGGCGGTGTCTGGAAACCAGCAACCTGACCCTGCCGGAGGAGCAGCCGGCAGCTGACACCAAGTGGAGCCGCCGCCAGCTGCGGGAGGCCTGCAGCGAACACGCGGAGGACCCGGCGTGGTGGGAAAAGCAGTTCCCGGGATGGGAGTGCGTCAAAATACAAATCTTTGACCCCGGCGGGCTGCACGAGAGCATCGAGCCCCGGCCGGAGGGCTGGGAAGCCACCGAGCCGCAGGCATATGTGATCCTGCGGAGGCGGGAGTTTGCGAAAGTTCGCACATGACAGACAAGAAATATTTATTTTGCGCGTAAAATAGGCGGTTTGTGCGGGGAATGTGTGAGATATCAGCCAAAAACGGCAAAAAAAGCGGGAAAGGCGGCGGGCAGTGACCAAAAAGCAGCGGAAAGAGGTGCGCAGGGCGCTGCGGCAGTACGACGGGCGCGGCAAGTGGGCGGCGGTGCTGGACCGGGTGCGGGACTACTATGCCCGGACGGACCCTGCCTGCTGGGAGCTTTTGCGGATGCGCTACCTGGAGGGCATGCGGGAAGAGGACGTGATCCGAGCGCTGTACATCGGGCGGACGACCTACTACAGCAAGGAGCTGGAAGCGCTGAGCACGGTGGGGATCTACGCGGCAGCGGCGGGGCTGCTGGATGCGGAAT